CCTCGAGATCGTCTATGTCGCAGACTCCAACAATATCCCGAGCGCATGGTTTTCCGATCTGGCCGATATTGTTGCGGGCGAGTGCTGCACGAAATTCGGCTCGTCCGGCGAGGATTACGTCAAGCTCATCAACAAGGGCCTCGGCGGCGTCAATGGCATCGACGTCGGCCAGGGGGCGGCCGCAAAATCACTGAGGGCCATGCAGCGCGGGCGTCCGACCGGCGAAATCCTGCAGGCGGATTTTTTCTAAATGGGCTCGACGCAGCCGCCCGCGGATATTCCGTTCCCGCTGTCGACATGGCCCGGCGCCAATCCGCAGGAGAGCTCGGGGCGGCTTATCAATTGCTACGCCGAGCCTCTTGGGGAAGCGACCCGCAAGACCAGCCCAGCCGATCAGGCTTGGCGCCGATCGCCGGGACTATCGCAGCACGCGGCAACAGCGCAGCAGGGCTATCGCGGCGGCCTGCTGGTCAATAATCTTTCTTATGAAACCTGGCTCAATAACGCATCGACGGTCGACGTCAACGGCGTCGTCGCTGTCCTCGGCAACTTTCCGGGTTCGAAAAAAGTCTCGATCGCACGTAACAATGCGCTCAACCCCGACGTCGTCGCGGTCGATCTCGACAACGGCGCCTATATCCTCGCAACCTCGGCGCTGGCCTCGGCGACGCTCGCAGCGACAATTGCCGGCAGCGCCTTCGAACCGGGCGATCTCGTCAATCTGTTTTTCGCCAATACCGGCGTTGCAGGCTTTCCGGTTCTCATCAGCTACAAACTCGGCTCGACGGAAAGCGCGACCACGATCGCGGCCGGCCTTGCGGCTCTCATCAATGCCAATGCAACACTCGCCGCGGCGGCTTTAACGGCAGTATCGGCGCTCGGCGTTCTCACGATCAGCCAATCGGGCGCCATCGGCAACGCCACGACGGTTACGGCGACCGTGACGACGGTCGGCACCTCGACCTCGATCGTCGGCTCGGTCACGGGCACTGGCAACGAAACGGTTTCCGTGGTGCCGGGCAGCGGCAGTTCGGCGATCACTATCGGCGGCTCATCCTTTATCGCTGCCAATACGGTCTCGCTCACGTTCTCCAATCCCGGCATCGGCAGTTTTCCTGTTACGGCAGCCTATACGGTCGCGGGCGGCTCGAGTGCGGCGATCATCGCTGCGGGTCTGGCCGCACTCATCAACGCCAACGCGACATTGCTCGCCGCCGGCATCACAGCAGCCGCGGTCGGCGCGGTCATCACCGTCACTCAGGCGATCGGCAACGAGACCGTCACGCTCAATCCGTTGAGCGGCGTCATGAGCGGCGGTTCCGGCACGCCCGGCATCGTGTTCGCCGGCGCGCCGCTCGCCTACAACGGCGGCGGCTCGCTGCCGCAGCCGAACTCGGTTTGTTTCCAGGACGGCTATCTGTTCTTTACCGTCGCGGCGGGCCAGGTCTATGCGACCGCGCTCAATTCGCTGGCGATGAATAGCCTCACCTATATCACTGTGCAGGGGCGCCAGGGCGTTACGCTGCTGCGCGGTATCCCGTTCTCGGGGCTGCTCTTTCTTTTCACGACGGGATCGTGCGAAATCTTTCAGGATGCCGCGATCGGAGCGCCGGATTTTCCTTATTCGCGCTTTCTCGTGCTCGATTTCGGCTTGATTCAGCCAAACGCAATCGCGGGTTTCGAGGTCGGCTTTGCCGAACTCATGTGGGTCGCGCAGGATTTTGGCGTTTATTGGCTGACGTCGCAGTCAGTCGCACCGATCAAGGTCTCGACGCCCGATCTCGAGCGACTGATCGAGGCGCAGATCCGCGCCGGCAATACGCTCGAGGCCGGGTGCTACATTTTCGCGGGCCGCAAATTCTGGACGCTGTCGTCGCCGGCGTGGTCATGGGAATTCAATATCACGACCAAAAAATGGAATGAGCGATGGTCGCTCGCCATTACCGGCATCTTCGGCCGCTGGCGCGCGACCGGCGGCCATCCGGCCTTCGGCAAGTGGCTGGTCGGCGATGAACTCACCGGCAATCTGTTGTGGATCGACAGTGCAAACTTTACCGAAAACGGCGCCGTGCAGTTGATGCGTATCGAGAGCGGTCCGGTCAAGGATTTCCCGAACCAAATCCGCATCGCGCGCGCCGATTTCGATTTCGATATGGGCGTCGGCATCGTGGTTGGCAATTTCCAGATGGTTGTGATGGGAGCGGCAAGCGGCACCGCTGGCGTCGTGCGATTGACCGTCAACACCACGGCGCAAGTGCAGCCGAACGATCAGATCAATGTATCTGCCGTCACCGGCACCACGGAAGCAAACGGCTCGTGGCCGGGAACGGTAATCGATGCGACGCATATCGAGCTGCAGGGCAGCATATTCAAAAACGCCTATATCTCGGGCGGCGTTGCCATCGACGTGACGTCGCCGCCGAATGCGATCAGTCCCGTTTGCGCGATCTCATGCAGCAAAAACGGTGGACTCGGTTGGGGCAATCCCCTCGTCCGGTCGCTCGGCCAGCAGGCGAAAGCAAAACGCACCCGGGCCTCGGTCAAGAATATGGGACTGTCGGGCCCGATGGGCGATCGCTGGCGCATCGATATTACCGATCCGGTTCCGGTCGCCTTTCTAGGCGGCACGCAGTCGAGCGATCCGCGCGAGGTCGGCGCATGACGCTTCCGACAAAGCCGATTTTGCCGCAGACGGCAATCGCGGCCCTCAACAATCAGGGCCGCGCCGATCTCGCGCTTTACCTCACGAAACTCGATGCGCTGATTGGGGCGATCGCTTCCGGCAACGCGCCGGCATTACCGAATGCGACAAACGACATTGCGGCGCGACAAGCCGGCGTTGCGGTCGGCGAGTTCTATCGCAACGGCAGCGTCGTCATGGTGCGCGTGACCTAAAGGGGAAAGCCCATGGGCCTTTTCGACATTTTCGGCACGAGCGATCAGGATCAGGCTGCCGGTCAGCAGATCCAGGGTATTCAATCGGGCTTGAGCAGCCTCAATAATTACTACGGCCAGGGCCAAAGCGCCCTCAATACCAATTACGCGGAGGGACTCGCGCCGTTCCAGCAAAATTATGGACAAAGCAACGCCGGCACGACGCAACTCGGCAATGTCCTCGGGCTTAACGGCCAGCCTGGCAGCGCTGCTGCGATGCAGACGCTGCAGGCGACGCCGGGTTATCAGTTCCAGACGCAGCAGGGCAACAATGCCGTGAACGCTGCGGAAGCGGCCGGCGGCAATCTGAATTCCGGCAAGCAACAGACGGACCTGTCACAGTTCAATCAGGGCTTGGCCGGCACGACATACAACAATTATGTATCGCAGTTGCAGCCTTACCTCGGCTATTCGAGTTCGTCGGCGGCCGGCATCGGCGGCTTGAGCTCCGGCCTCGGCAATCAATTGTCGAGCCTGTTGCAAAGCCAGGGCAACGCCAATTACGGCGGCGACGCCTCGATCGGCAACGCCGAGGCGAATGCGTCGCTGTCAGGGCTCAATGCTTCAGCGAACGGCCTCGGCGCACTGATGGGCGGCGCCAATGCGCTGTTCGGCTTTCTGTCGGACGAGCGCACGAAAGACGACATTGAGCCGGTCGGCGAATTGTATGATGGACAGCCGGTCTATCGCTTCAAATACAAGGGCGACCATCGTCATCAGATCGGCCTCCTCGCGCAGGACGTCGAGGCCGTCGAGCCCGATGCCGTGTTCGACATGACGCCGGATTACAAGGGCGTCGACTACAAACGCGCCACGGATTATGCTGCAAGCCTCGTTCGCTTCGGCGAATCGCCCGAGGCCGAGACGCCCGCGAATTACGGCTCGACCCTCCTCAAAATGGCAGCTTGACCGACATGGCCGACAAAACGCAGCAACCAAAACCGCCAAAAGCCGTCCCCGCTATTGGCGGCTCCGACGTCGCGCCCGTGATTTTCATCGACGGCGCTTATGCGTTCGGTGCCAATAGCGGCATCCTGCAGATCGAGATCGGCGCCAATGCGCTCGTGCCGTTCGACGATCAAAAAGTGCGCACGCGGCTTGTCTGCGCGGCGCATTTGCGGGGCACGCCGCTTGCCATGCTCAATCTGCGCGAGGCAATCGATAAGGCGCTCGAAATGGCGGCCGCCGCGACGCATCTGCCCGGCGAAGCCGCAGCGCCGAAAAAGCCGGCGCAAGCCAACTAACCACGACCCAACATAGGGGCTGCCCATGAACCCGAACGGCGGTAATCCTTGGCTTACGGTCGGCTCGCCGAGCTATGCCGCGCCACTGCTCAATTTCAATCAGGCGATGAATCCGCAGCAGCAACAGCAGCAGGGACAACAGCGCCCGGGGCAGCCCGGACAGCCGCAAGGTCAGCAGCCGTCGCCGGCGCAGCAATTCGCAGCGAAGCTGCGCGCCTTCCTCGCGCCTGGCGGCGGCGGAACGCAGGGCGGATCGATGCAGCCCGGCAGCCAAGGCGGTCCGATGATGGCCGGCGGCGGCGCGCCGATGAGCTTGAATGCTGGCGGCAGCGTTGGCGGCGCCAATGCGCTGTTGAGCGGGCTCTATTGAGCGTTCCGGTTTGTTCGACTTGCCGGTGGAGCGATTGAATGCCCGAGCCCGCATCGTCATTTATGGTCGGCAATGCGCCGAACCCGGCGAGCTACGCGGCTCCCTTGATGAATTTTTCGTCGCTGGCAAATCTGCCGGACGAATTATTCCAAGGGCAGCAGCGCAGCCGCACGCTGGCGTTGCAGAATGCGTTTCCGAACGGCTTGCCGAAAAACGACGACGGCTCGATCGATATCAACGCGATCAGCGACAAGATGACAAAACTCGGCGGCGCCGAATACGCGTCGCAGCTCATGCCGTTTTTGATTCAGGGCCAAATGGGGCAGGCCGGAT